AACGCATGGTATGTGGATGGCGAAGAGATCGAGTTCAAGGGAATGGGAGTGGACCCCGCAAGCCTGAAGACAGGCTGGGGCAAGATCAGTGAGGGCCAGGCGCCTGAATGGCAGTGGGACGAAAGACCCGGCGTCAAGTCACGTCAGCCAGACCCAGATTTCAAGCGCGGATTTAGTGTCATGGTCTTTATCCCTAACGCCGGGTGGCGTGAATGGACCAGCACTGGCAGCGGTCCCAAGATGGGGCTTGAGGCAGTGTGGCCGGCAATCCATAACGGCGCAGCAAGTAACGCTGACAAGATGGCAATGGTTTCTTTCAATGGAGCCAAGGCCGTGGCGATCGGCAAAGGCACTACCCGTGTGCCGGAGTTTGAGTTGAAAGGATGGAAGGACAAGCCAGCCGATCAACAGGAGGCTGCACCAGCAGCTCCAGAACCAGCTCCAGAACCAGCTCCAGAACCTCCTCAGTCAGCACCCCAGGCTGATTCCTCCTCGGACGAAGATTGGAAGTTCTGATGTTTGCCCCCTACGGGGGGCTTTTTTTTGGGGTGTTACATGAATAAGTACGCAGAAAACATTGGCGTCATTGCCCAAGAGATTTGGGGCGACCCAAACAAGAGGCTGTCCCACGGCAACGAGCTGAGGTTCGGCAGCCAAGGATCAAAGAGCGTCGATACAGAGAAAGGCACATTCTATGACCACGAGACAGGCGAGTCTGGTGGTTTCGTTGATCTATTCAAGCTTGCCAGGCCACAAATCAACGGCAACATAGCCGACGCACTAGAGAGTGAGTTTGGCATGGACAAAGATCCACAGTTTGAGAAGAGGGAGCGCGATGTCACTACGGTTTATGACTATGTTGGAGATCACGGCGTCCTGGAGTACCAGGTGGTGCGTACCGACTTTGCGGATGGCAAGAAAACATTCCGTCAGCAGCGGCCAGACGGTCAAGGCGGCTGGATCAAAAACCTCAAGGGAATCGAAAGGATTCCGTATAATTTACCCGCCGTCATTCATCACAAAGAACGGATTGTATTTGTTGTGGAGGGCGAGAAGGCTGCCGACAAACTCAATGAGATCGGACTTCTGGCAACTACAAATAACGGCGGTTCAGGTCAATGGGGTGACGAACACGCCAAGTGGTTGAAGGGTCGCCGTGTTGTCGTCATGCCTGACAATGATGAAGTCGGTGTGAAGCACGGCGCGAAGGTAGTCAATACATTGGTAGGCGTCGCCAAGGAGGTGAGGCTGCTAGATCTATCAGACCAGCTGCCGGCCAAGGGCGACATCGTCGACTGGCTGAACACCGGCAAGACTAAAGACCAGCTATTTGCCTTGGTCAAGAAGTCGCAGCTGATTGAAGAGCAGCTAGCAGACCCAGGCGAGATCGTAGAAGAGAAGCCTGAGATCTTCCAGACCATGAAGGCCAGCGAGCTGATGGCTATGCCGCCGATCGTGTTCTTGGTTGAGGGGCTGCTGACCAAGTCTGGTTTTGCTGTGATGTACGGCGCACCTGGATGCGGCAAGACATTCCTGGCTCTCGATCTGGCGCTCAGCATTGCGAGCGGCATTGATTTTCATGGCATGGCAACCAAGCAAGGCGCTGTCTTATACATTGCAGGAGAGGGCGTTGGCGGACTTGGCAAGCGAATCAATGCGTGGGTCGATCACCGTGGCAATGGCCTCAATCCAGACGATCTGCCGTTCTATGTCCTGCCGACTGCTGTGAACTTTGCGAGTCCAGTAGAGGTCGAGAAGTTGAGCGTGACTATCCAGCAGCTTGAAGAGCGAGCTGGGGGCTTCAGCTTGATTGTTGTGGACACAGTCGCCAGGGCATTGCTTGGCGCTGATGAGAACAGTGCGACTGACATGGGGCGCTTTGTGAAGGCTTGTGATCGGCTCAAGGAAGAGTATCAGTGTGCGCTACTGGGACTGCACCACAGCGGCAAGGACGCAGCCAGAGGCATGAGAGGTAGCACAGCGTTGATGGGTGCTGTCGATACCAGCCTACAGATCACCAAGGACGAGAACTCAGTGGTGAAGATCTACAACGACAAGCAAAAGGATGCAGAGCCAGTCGATGACCTGTACTTCAAGATGACACAAGCTGAGATTGGCACTTTCGGAACGCAGACTAGTGTGTATCTGGAGAAGGAAGACGCAGCCTCATTTACGAACGGGTCGACACTCAATGAGAAGCAGCTGAAGGCGATGAACTGTTGCCGCGACGCAACAGAGAATGGAGTGGTCAATCAGAGCATCGCCAAGGACTCATTTGTGTACTGGTTGGAGAATGAAGGTGGCGTTCATGGAGACGATGAGAAGGCCAAAAAGAGGCGCAGAATGGCATGGCTGAGAGCGCTCAATTCACTGATCGATAGCGGCAATTTAGTGTCCTCAAATGGCGGCAAAGAGCTGCGATTCAAAGATGAGACAATTATAGGGGGCGCACATGGCGCACATTGAAGCGCACATTGATGTGCGGATGCTGAAAGCCCCGTGGTTACTGGCTTGTAGCGTTAAGCGCACATCAAGCGCACATAAACAGCACGCACTCGGACACATAGCACGCACAGCACCCCACAGTAGGGTGCGTGCGGTGCGTGCGCTTTTTGGTGCGGAGCTAGAGGGGTAGAAAATGGCTTATAGAAAACAGACAAACATTCATCCTGGAGTCGAACCTTGGGATGCAGCTCAGCAGTCTTTTATTGCAGCTGAAGAGAGGATGAATAAGAAGTGGGGTTGGTACACTTGGCATAGCATGGCATCGCCTGAGTTAGCACAGAAGTATCAGTCAGCTAGGAGACGGTATCTTGATGCGATACGTTCCCGTGAAGCGGGAGTGGTTGTTGATATGTGTGCGAACCTTGTCAAAGGGCTGCACGCTATCGACGCAGAGATCAGTGGCAGCAATAAGCCAGACGACGTGTTCTATCTTCAGGCTAGGATCAACAAGAGAAACTATTACTTTGTGTCGGACCACATGGATATGCAGCGAGTCATTCCGCTGATGAAAGGAAAAGACCCGGTCGTCTATCAGCTGGATGAGATAGTCAGGATCATAGAGGCTGGCAGTGTGAAGGATGCTGACGGCATCAAGGCTGCGTTTCCTGGTGCCACAGTTAAGAACATACAATTCAAGCACAACTCGGAGCAGTTAGATGACGAAATCCCTTTCTAACACGATGAGGGTAAAGGACTACCCAAAGGAAAAGCCAAACACCAGGGTGTACTCGATCATTCCTGCACGAGCCGTACAAGATGACTCATTGCACCCAACATCACTCAAGGTGTTAGCTGCTCTGTGCATCCACACCAATGGTCATGGCATTTGTTTTCCGTCGCTACTAACCCTTGGTCGTCACCTCAGTGTGGCGAGAGAGACTGTGTCACGGCACATCACCAGACTGGTCAAGGCTGGCTATGTCAGAAGACTGGAGGCTAAGGACTATCCCAAAGGCGTCAAGAAGAAGGGCGTTAGGATGACGAACAGATACCAGGTGCTGTTCAATGGCAACGATCTACTGCCAACCAAGGAGCAGTTCATGTCGCCTGTTGCAGCGATCGTTGATGACAGAGCCGTGATGGATGTTGCGCTGCCTGATGTCGCACAAAAGAGAACAGGGGGTCTGGGGGATGAAAACAAGAGCTACCAGTTACTAGCACACGCATTCAAGCAAGCGATCGAAAGCACCAGCGGCATCACTCGACTGTCGGAACCCAGCTATCAAGCAGCAAAAGTCCTGCATAATCAAGGAGTTACAGTCAATGATGTGCGTGATGCAGCCATTGCAGCTACAAAGGACGCACTGAAGAATGGACGCACGCCGCCACTGACTCTCGACCAGGTTGCAAAGTGGTCTGGGCTGTACAAGAAATGATCAATCTGATCAATAATTGCACACAGTTATCCACAGGTTCGGGAAGGCTAGCAATATCAATGACTTACGGAGAGCGTCATGTCGCGTAATCATTATTATGTTAAAACTTGTGCGCTGCACAATGCCTGGCTCTGTGCAAAAAAAAATCCCGCCCGCCCAATAAAGGCACCTATGCCCCCGGGGGCGCCTGATGCCTAGCGGGGGGGTTGCTCTCAAAATTTTTCCGGTTTTCGTTGGAGGACATAAAATGAAAGATACAATCAACCCAAGCCACTACCAGCGCGACGGCATGGAGTGCATCGACGCAATCAAGGCAGCGGTGCAAAATCTATCCGGCGCCGAAGCCTTTGAGACAGGATCAGCGATCAAGTATCTCTGGCGCTGGAAGGAGAAAGGCGGCAAGGATGATCTGAAAAAGGCGACGTGGTTTATCAACGACATGATCAGCGATCTTGAGGAAGCCGAGTTCCAGAGGGAGCTAGAAAAAGATCAACCATTCATCCAGGTGGCAGAAAAGCTATGAGCAAGATGTCAGTGCGGGACGCCCGCAAAACATTAGCACTTGGGTCGGCCAATGAGAAAGAAGCCGTCAAACAGGAGCTGAATGCTATCGCCGCGTCGAATATTACCGACGTGCTGCAATGGACCGAGTCTGGCGGCATGGCCCTGCTACGCAGCTCCGATATCCCCAAGCACGTCCAGAAAGCAATCAAGAAGGTTCGGGTCACACCGAATCAATATGGCAATGCAATTGAGGTTGAGATGCATGACAAGCTTTCCGCCCTGCGCGTGTTAGCTAGGTATCATGGACTAACTGAACCAAACTCTGACAGCGACTCCCGGCCAAGCGTAATCGGGATCAATATGAAAGGCCCAGCGGTCACAACCTATGAGGTATTAGAAGATGGCACGAACGAGCAAAGCGACGGACCAGAGCCAGAGGTCGACCAACAGCAGAAGGCAGAAGAAGACCAGCAACACCTCTTCTGACGACATCCTCGGCGGTCTAGATCTAGATTTCTCTGGCGCGCCGACAACCTGGAAGTTTTTGCATGACGATTCGTTTGTGCGCGGCCTGATGGGTCCGGTAGGTTCAGGCAAGTCATACGGCTGCGCTGCCGAGATCATGCTGCGCGCCGTCAAACAGCCGCCATCGCCAAAAGACGGCATCCGTTACTCTCGGTTCGTTATCGTGCGGAACAGCTACCCTGAGCTGCGTACAACGACGATTAAGACATGGTTGGAGCTGTTCCCGGAGAACGTCTGGGGTCCAATGCGCTGGTCGCCCCCGATCAGTCACCACATCAAGTTACCGAGTCGCGGTGATGCTGCTGGGATTAACTGTGAGGTGATCTTCATGGCGCTCGATCAACCAAAGGACGTCAGGAAGCTGCTCTCTCTGGAACTGACTGGTGCCTGGGTGAATGAGGCCAGAGAACTGCCGTTAGCTGTCGTGCAAGGATTAACACACCGCGTCGGTCGCTACCCAACCAAAGGCAACGGCGGCTGTCCCTGGCGCGGTATCTGGATGGACACAAACCCGATGGATGATGATCACTGGTGGTTCAGGCTTGCAGAGAAAGAACCTGTGCGCGGTAAGTACAAGTGGGAGTTCTTTAAGCAGCCAGGCGGAGTCATAGAGGCATTGCCCGATGAGCCGGCTGCCGTACCGGCGGCTGGCAAGTTCTGGAAAGTCAGCCCGGCAGCCGAGAACATCAACAACCTACCCAATGGATACTATGATCAGCAGCTCGGCGGCAAGAACCTAGACTGGATTCGCTGCTATGCCGGCGGCGAGTATGTGTATGTGCAGGAAGGTCGACCGGTGTGGCCTGAGTATGATGACTCGACAATGTCAGATGACAGTCTCCAGGTCGATCCCTCTCTGCCGCTGCACATCGGACTCGACTTTGGTTTGACTCCGGCAGCTGTCTTTGGTCAGCGCATGGCGAATGGCCGATGGAACATACTCAAGGAAATCGTGACCGACGACATGGGCTTGGAACGGTTTGGCTTAATGCTGCTGCACGAGATCAATGCGAACTATCCAAAGATGGATGTACTGGTCTGGGGTGACCCGGCTGGCCAGAAACGTGACGAAATCTTTGAAGTCACAGCGTTTGACCATCTGCGAACGATCGGCATGAATGCCAGACCAACAGCATCGAACGACTTCCAGGTGCGCCGTGAAGCGGGAGCGATGCCTATGAACAGGTACATCGATCGCCGTGCTGGCTTGCAGATACACAAGGATTGTCAGCGGCTGCGTAAATCATTGGCCGGTGGTTATCATTTCAAGCGAGTGGCCGTCGGCGGTGGCACTGAGCGATTTAGGGACGCGCCGAATAAGAATGAGCATTCACACGTTGGTGATGCGTTTGGTTATCTTATGCTCGGCGGTGGTGAGCATAAGGTAATGACCAGGGGCTACGGCGGGCGGTACGGTGCAGCCGGAGCGCGGGGTGGACAGTTTACAGCGAAGACAGATTTTTCAATATGGTGACGTCAGAACAAGCGACCAAGATGGTCAATATGCGCGACCTGGTGTTTATGCCTTTCCATGAGTCGCACATGGAGAGGATCATTCCAAGCCAGGCAGACTTAGAGCTGTTTGATGCGATGGGTAATCTACCGGCTCGGCTAGAGGCGATCGCAAACGCCGATCACGCCTGGACGGTTTTTTACAAGATGCAGCCGGCCCTATGCCTTGGAGTCGAGGTCAAATGGCCAACCAATGCCGAGGCTTGGATGGTCCCAGGTCGACTATCAATCACGCATGGTACACTTTTGTGTAGAGGCGCTAGGCGGTTTTTTGATAGCATTGGGCCAGCGCTTGGTTTACGCAGAATCCAAATTGTGGTAAGTGTCGAGCGCAAGCGGGCGATGAATTGGGCTAAGTTCTTGAAGTTTCAGGAAGAGGGTCTGATGAAAGCTTATGGCCCTGAAGGGTATGACTATATGATGTATGCGAGGATTTACTGATGGGTGGATTTTTTGGTGGCGGCGGTGGTGGTCCCACTGCTGAAGAGAAAGCGGCACAAAAGAAGCAAGAAGAACTAAATGCAAAGGCTGAGGCTAGGGCAGAACGAGAGCGTTCTGAAGAGCAGCGCAAGTTAGCCGCCCAGCAACGCGCAAGGCGTACAGGCGGGACGCGCTCTTTGCTCTCGCCTGATCGAGAAGACGCGCAGCGTGGTTTATCAACAGAATTATCTGGTCAGTAGAGGTTCTTATGTCAGCAACAGACTCTCCATCCGGCGATTCTCCGTCGCAGTCCAAAAGAAAGTCAGAACAGGAAAAGCGCGCAGCGGAAGCTGCCAAGGTAGCAGCTGGCGGAAAATCTACGGTGCAAACTCGATTCACTCCTCGCGGTGGCGGCGAGTCATCCCAAGACATTCCTCCCGGCGCATACAGCTACGCAAGTCAGGCGCCTCAAAGGTCGTTGGTTAAAGCTGGCGATGGTTTTCTAACGAGCGGCACTGGTGACAACAAGAGTGTCGTACGCGGGTCGACTCCTGAAGAGCGCAGAGCGCAAAGCAGCGGTGGCGGCAATGATCGGCCAAGTGCTACAGCTAAGGCCACGGCGGAAAAGCCAGCGGAGCCAACGATCAGCCCCGAAGAACAAGAGCAGCAGCGCATTGCAGCAGAAATTAGAGCAAAGCGTCGTCGTGTTGCTGGATACCGATCACTATTATCCCCAACGCGCAACGATAACCTTTCAAGCACGTTGGGCGGCGGCGGGTCCGTATGACAATCAAAAAGCATCAGAACCCTGAAGGCGGCCTGAATGAAGCGGGGCGAAAACACTTTGAAGCAAAGGAAGGCGGAAACTTACGCCGTCCTGTTTCTGGTGGGGACAACCCTCGCCGCGTATCTTTCGCTGCTCGGTTTGCTGCTCAGAACCATCCTATGAAGGATGATGCAGGAAAGCCAACACGTTATGCCCTGGCTCTAAAGAAGTGGGGCTTCTCATCACCAGCACAGGCTCGCGCCTTTGCAAAACGGCACAAGGAGTCCTGATATGCCGATGACCGAAAAGGGATCAAAGATTAAGTCTGCGATGAAGCAAAAGTACGGCAAGAAGAAAGGCGAGCAGGTCTTTCACGCATCGAAGAACAAAGGCACCATCAAGGGTGTTGAGAAGAAGGGATACTAATCATGGCACGCATCAGCCCGCAAGAAATCATGAAGCGTCAGGAAAAGGCTGATGCGAGAAAGGAAAGTTGGCGCACGATTTATGAGGAGTGTTACGAATTTGCACTGCCTCAGCGCAATATGTATTCAGGCGAATACGAAGGTAAGACAGCCGGTCAGAACAAGATGGCGCGAGTGTTTGATGCTACGGCGATCAACTCCACGCAACGATTCGCTAACCGCATTCAGTCAGCTCTTTTCCCGCCGTACCGCGAGTGGTGTACGTTAGAACCTGGTAATGAGATCCCTAGAGAGCGCAGCGCTGAAGTGCGTGAAGCTCTAGAGGTCTACAACACCAGGATGTTTGATGTGATCCGGCAGACCAACTTTGACCTGGCGATGTCGGAGTTCCTGCTAGACCTCTGTGTTGGCACGGCGGTCATGCTGATTCAACCAGGCGATGAAGAGGTGCCGGTTCGGTTTATCCCTGTGCCGCAATACCTGGTAGCCCTAGAAGAAGGTCCGCATGGCACGGTTGATAACGTGTACAGAAAGCTGCGTTTGCGGGGTGAGGCGATACAACGGCAATGGCCAGACGCTAAAATCCCAGCTCAGTTGCAGGAGCGGATCGAGAAGAAGCCAGATGAAGAAATCGACTTGATCGAGGCCACAGTCTTCAATGTAGATGAAGACACCTACTGCTATCACTTGATCCACGCCAAAGACAAGAATGCGGCTAGTGAGCTTGTCTACCGCACAATGGACATTTCGCCGTGGATCGTATCTCGATTTATGAAGGTGCCAGGCGAGGTCTATGGTCGCGGTCCACTGGTCACTGCACTGCCTGACGTTAAAACGCTCAACAAGGTCAAGGAGCTTGTTCTTAAAAATGCTTCTCTTGCCGTGTCGGGCGTCTACACAGCAGCTGATGACGGTGTACTGAATCCTCAAACTATTCAAATCACACCGGGTGCTATCATCCCTGTTGCCCGCAATGGCGGGGCGCAAGGTGAGTCACTGCGACCACTGCGTGCAGCAACAGACTTCAATACATCACAGCTGGTCATCAATGACCTGGTGATGAATATCAAGAAGATGCTATACGACGATTCATTGCCGCCAGACAATATGTCAGCTCGGTCGGCAACTGAGATCGTGCAGCGCATGAAGGAGTTGTCTCAGAACCTAGGCTCGGCATACGGCAGATTGATCACTGAGGCAATGACTCCAATCGTGCGCCGAGTATTGGTCGTGATGGATCAAATGAATGTGATCGACCTGCCACTGAAGGTCAATGGCCTCCAGGTCAAGGTCGTACCGACTTCACCACTGGCTCAAGCTCAGAATATGGAGGACTTGGACTCGGTGTTGCAGTTTGCCCAAATCGCTCAGGCGTTTGGTCAGGCTGGGCAAATGGCTATCAACCAAGAAGAGATGTTGACCTATGTTGCCGAAAAGATGGGTGTACCTCAGAAACTTCTGACGTCACCTGAACAAAAAGAGCAAATGATGATGGAGATGCAGCAAATGATGATGGCGCAGCAGCAACAGCAAGCGGCGCTACCAGCTGAACCTCCAGTATAAGGAGTGACTAGAATGGAAGGATGGGACGGCCTGAGAGAATCAGATAACCGGCACCTACTTGATAAGAAGATTAGCCAGGATGATTTAGACCTGGCTTTCGTTCGATGCTTTTCAAATGAGGCCGGCCAAGAAGTTCTGGAATATCTAAAGGGGACGACACTTAATCAACCCTCTTGGTATCCGGGAGAAGACCCATCACATGGGTTTGCACGCGAAGGACAAAACTCAATTGTCCGGGAAATCATTAGACGAATCGATCGAGGAAGAAATGCATGAGTGATGCAGCTGAAAACTTAGTTACCGAAAGCGAAGACCAGCAAGCGCAGTTGCCTGAAGGCAGCAAGGGAATGCTGAACCCAGCCTTAGAATCAGACACAGATCAGGAGCAGCCTAACGACGCGCCACATCTGATCGACAACGAGGCATCTGACCCTATTGATGAGTCAATGGATTGGGGAGAGATGCCTGAGTTCATGACTGGCTTAGATCAGTTCTGGTCAGACACAGATGGCCCAGATATAGAAGGGCTAGCAAAATCTTATCAAGAGCTGAGAAGCAAGATGTCTGCCGGCAAGCATAAAGCTCCTAAAGATGGCAACTACGATATTGCCTCACTGAAGGACCACGGCGTTGCAGAAGACGACGCAATGCTCAATGACTTTAGCAAGTTTGCCGCCGAGAGCGGACTGAGCCAGGATCAGTTTGATCAGATCACATCGATCTACATGAATCATGTCGGCGAGATGCTGGATAAAAACGAAACTGATAAAGAGGCTGAAATGGCCAGGCTCGGACCAAAGGCAGATAAAATCATCGGCGGTCTTAACCAGTGGCTAACCAAGCTTGGTAATTCAGGAGCATTGTCATCAGAGGAAGTCGATGCGATTGCGTCCAAGGCTGACAATCGAGACTACATCATGGCTTTGAACAAGATCAGAGAGTCGTACGGCGAGCGATCAATCCCAGATATCTCTATCCAGGAAGGCAACTCTACGACTCTGGAAGACCTCCAGTCGATGCTTAGTGACCCCAAGTACGGCAAGGATATGGGATACACAAACATGGTCGAGCGAAAATTCTACGAATTTCACGGAGAAGCTTGATCTACAGGGCGTCAATCGACGCCCTTCTCTCTATTGGACACACCTCAAAAACTAGTTATATTGCAGTAACCGATAACTCTTTCCTGAGCCGGTAACTTGCAGGAACGGCCCACCCTGGACAACCGTGGCGAGTTTGGAAACCTTATTTATTTTTTTATTGAAGGAAGCTACAAATGGCGATTCAAGTATCAAACGCTTTTGTTACGCTTTTCGACAGTGAGGTCAAACAAGCCTATCAGGGTCAACGTATGTTGGCTGGCCTCACACGCGAGCGTAGCAACGTCGAAGGTTCGACTGTTAAATTCCCTAAGATCGGGAAAGGCACAGCGACTATCCGCGTACCACAGACTGATGTAACTCCGTTGAATGTCTCATACTCGCAAGTCACTGCGACTATGTCCGACTTCATTGCGGCAGAATACTCAGACATTTTCAACCAGCAAAAAATCAACTTCAACGAGCGCCAAGAGCTTGTACAAGTTGTGTCGGGTGCAATTGCACGTCGCATGGATCAGGTTTGTCTTGATGCATTAGCGGCAGCGTCTTCTCCAAATACTGTCGGCAACGACGTTGGAGGCACAGACTCAAACTTGAACGTAGCCAAAATGCGCGCTGCAAAGAAGGCGTTAGATGCCAAGAACGTACCGGCTGACGGTCGTGTATTGGTTATCCATGCAAATTCTTTGGATTCGCTGCTTGGTGAAACAGAGGTCACGTCTTCTGATTTCAACACTGTGAAAGCTCTTGTCCAAGGCGACATCAACACATTCCTCGGCTTCAACGTGGTAACACTTGGCGACCGTGATGAAGGTGGTTTGCCAATCGACGGGTCTAGCGATCGTACAGTCTATGCGTTCCATCGTGATGCGCTTGGGTTGGGTGTTGGCATGGGTCAGACCAGCCGTGTTGATTACATTGCTGAAAAGACCAGTTTCCTGGTTGCTTCAATGTTCTCAGCTGGTGCAGTGTCGATCGATGACGAAGGTATCGTGAACATTACTTGCCGCGAATCATAAGGAGACTGAAACATGGCATATTCAGTAGACGGCTTACAGCCAATTGGCGGCCAGTCAAAAGCTGGCAACGCTCCGCAAATGTGGTCATACACATCTGCTGATGCGATCGCCACAGTGAACACATCAGGCTATTTCAATGATGCAGCTGACTTATTGAAAGTCGGTGATCTGATGTACGTTCGTGACTCAGCTACACCAACAGCGTCACTGGTCATTGTGTTGTCAAACACTGGAACAGTTGTCGACGTTTCTGATGGTACAGCCATCAGCGTTGCTGACGCAGACTAAATAGATCGGCTCCCTCCGGGGAGCCTTTTCTACATGAGGTGACGCATGGCATCAGGTGATACCAAACTGTCCATCTGTTCGGACGCATTGATTCTACTAGGGGCATCGCCTCTTTCGTCGTTTTCGGACGGCACTGACGCAGCGCAGATCTGCGACAGACTTTACGATGATTTGAAAGATTCCATTATCGCGTCCTATCCTTGGTCGTGGTCATTTAAAAAAGTGCAGCTATCCCGACTAACATCGACTCCGGCAAACGAGTGGAAGTATCAGTACGCCTTGCCTGGCGACATGATGGCAGGAGTGCGAGCTGTATTTAATACAAGTGCAACCAGTGTTGCTCCAATCCAATACGGGTGGGAGATCTTTGGCACAAGCTTGAATACAAATGAAGAGACGATATTTGTTGACTACCAGCATTCAGTTGCCGAGGCGGCTTTACCTACATATTTTGTTCAGCTGCTTAAGTACGCAATGGCAGCTGAGATTGCAGAGACAGTAACTGACCAAATCACAAAGGCTCAGTATTTTGAGCAGAAGGCATTTGGCACAGTTGCTGAGAATCGCCGGGGAGGATACTTCCGGGTAGCGGCTAGCATTGATGGAGCAAACAACTCTAACGAGGCGTTCCAAGACTTTACGTTGATAGCGGTACGCGGATGAGCCGTGTCATTCAAGTCCAGACCAACTTTACTTCTGGAGAGCTTGATCCAAAGCTGCGTGCGCGTATCGACTTGCAGCAATACTATAACGGCCTAGAATCTGCCACTAACATCGTCGTGCAGCCCCAGGGCGGCTTTATTCGGCGCAATGGCAGCAAGTACATCTCAACATTGCCATCAGCAGCTGGGACGGCTGTGCGAATGGTTCCGTTTGAGTTCTCAGTAGATGACAGCTATATGCTGATTTTTGTAGATCAGCAAATGCACATCTACAAAGACGGTGAGCTGATCACGGATATTAACGGCAGCGGTAATGACTATCTAAGCGTTTCATTAATTACTAGCTCGGTCATTCCTACAATGTGTTGGGCGCAGTCAGCGGACACATTGATTGTCGTACAAGAAGATATGGCCCCGCAAAAAATTGTTAGGGGCGCGTCTGACTCATCATGGACAGTCAGCACTCTATCTTTTAATTTTGTGCCTAAGCACGCATTCACCATCAGCTCATCCAACCCAGCAACAACAATTACCCCGGACGCATCGTCAGGGAACATTACGCTAACTGCTGGTAGCTCGGTGTTCTTAGCTTCACACATTGATCAGTACATCAATGTGTCGCCTCAAGGCCGCCTCAGAATTATTGATTACGTTAGTGGCACAGTCGTTAAAGCAATATCAGAGGTGCCGTTGTTTGATACCTCTGCTGTCAGTTCAGGCGATTGGGACTTGGAAACTGGATACGAAGATACCTGGTCAGCGTCTAGGGGCTGGCCGCGCAGCGCAGTATTCTACGAAGGTCGGTTGTATTTCGGCGGTGCATCATCGCGTCCATCTACAGTATGGGGCAGCCGAGTAGGGAACTTCTTTAACTTTGATCCAGGCGAAAACTTTGACGACGCGGCGATCGAGGCAACGTTAGACACTGGCCGATTCAATGCAATCGTTGATTTGTATGCTGGTCGTAATTTGCAGATCTTTACTACCGGCGGCGAGTTCTACATTCCGCAAACTCTGGGTGATCCTATTACTCCGTCCAACCTAGCGGTCCAGGAGCAAACATCTAATGGAGCGAGGGTTGGCATACGGGTAGTTAACGTCGATGGCGCCACGGTCTTTGTACAGCGTCAGGGAAAGGCTTTGTCTGAGTTCATATTCTCAGACGCAGTACAAGGCTATGTCACAACCAAGATCTCGCTACTATCGTCGCATTTACTTAAATCTCCATCGGACCTTGCGGTTCGCAAGGCAACATCAACCGATGAGGGAGATCAACTGCTAGTCGTCAATGAAGACGATGGGAGTATCGCTTGCTATACATTGTTGCGGTCCCAGGAAATTATTGCTCCGTCCGAGTGGACGACAGACGGTGACTACCTGGCTGTTGGCGTTGATATCGCGGACACATACGCTGTAGTCAAGAGAACTATCAATGGCAGCGATGTCTACTACGTTGAGGTGTTTGTTGAAGGTCTGACTTTAGATTCTGCGAAGACCGCAATTGTTGGGTCGTCGACTGCATCTGTCTCTGGCCTAGATCACTTAGAAGCAGAGGTCGTCAAAGTAGTTAGAGATGGTGTCGTCGAGGCTGACAAGACTGTCAGCAGCGGGTCGATCACTTTTACCGACCCAGCAACCGAGAGTTATACGATTGGCTTAAATTACACACCTACAGTCGTGACAATGCCTGTAGAGCCAAGACTGCCATCTGGTAATATCCGAGGATTCAAGAAGCGGATACTAGAAATCAACAGCGAACACTTTGAATCCCAGGCCGTCACCATTAACGGTGAGCAAGTAGCGTTTAGGCAGTTTGGAGAAGACAATCTAGACCGGGCGGTGCAGGAATTTACAGGCATCAAAAAGACTGGGCCTCTGCTCGGATTTACCAAAGAAGGTAAGATTACAATTACGCAGACAGTGCCGCTCAAGATGAACGTGTTGGCTCTGGACTATAAGGTATCGGTGGGACAGTAATATGGCAGGATTAACCGCATTACAAATGATCGGGCTAGGCTTATCCGCTACTAGCGCACTAGGTCAGATCCAAGCTGGTCGAGCGCAAGCACAAGCTTATCAGCGTCAAGCCAGAACCGAGACGCTCAAAGCCAAGCGCGCAGAAATCCAATATAAGGAGCAGGGCGTTGAGGTCTTGCGCCGGCTACGTCAGAACCTGGGAACCGTTACTGCAAGAGCTGCGTCAGGCGGCCTAGATCCATATAGCGGCACGGCTCAAGGAATCAAGGACTACGGCACCAAGTTGGGTGTGCGAGAGTATTACATGACAGAAGAGAACGCAGCGTTAAGCATTGCTGCTGGCGACATCAACGCAGCTCAATACAACAGCGCTGCGTCTCAAGCTAGACGCCAGGGTTTATATAGTGCGATCGGAACTATGGGTATGGCAGTCGCATCGGTCGGTGCGTTAGGGTCAGCTCCGTCATCTGCTCCAGTTTCAAACCCAGTTACACCGCTGCCTGGTTACGCAAATATGGGGGTATTCTCATAATGGTCATGCCGGTCTATCAAAAAGCGGGAATCCAGCTAGCATCAATCCCTCAAATGACCACCGTAGGTATTCAGGAGGCTGGGCGCACAAGTCAGGTTTTGTCCCAGCAGTTAGATCGCCTATCTAACTTTGCGTTTCGTCAAGCAGAGGTAGAGGCCAAGATTACAGGTCGTGAGTACGGCGCGCTCAACGCACCATCTGCCCAGCAGCTAAAAGATGCAATCGCACGCGGTGAAGACCCAGCAAAACAAGTACCTGGTGACAAGACGACTGTGTTTGGTCAGACAGCTAGGGAGGCCGCGTTATCGTCTCTGACTACGTCAATGGAGATCGAAGCCAGAAAGTCTGTTACCGAGATTCAAACCGCATATGAAAAAGGCGAGATAACTTTAGACGACATGGGAACTCGGCTTAAGCTGTTAGCAAGCTCTCAGTCTGAAATCCTGCGATCCATTGATCCGCTTGCCGCGCAAAAGTTTTCTGCGTCAATTGGGCTTAGCTCTAACTCAGCCTATTTGGCAGCAGCTAAACAAGAAGCTGTCGCTGCAAAAAAAGACTTAGAAATTCGCTATCGCGCCGGGGTTGATAATTTCATTAGATCAGCAGAAACAGCTGTCAGGGCTGGTCCGCAAGTTAATGAAGAGACACAAGAAATCATCACTGTTGATCAAATCATCGAGGCATCAAGGGCCAAGATCATTGAATACGCTATGCAAATCGATGACCCATCTTTTTCAAAACAAGCGATAGCAGACTTAGACAAGGCTGTGTCTGACGCCAAGATTGGTGTTGTGATGGATGAGGCAATGTTAAAGCCTGGCGTTGCGCTCAACATATTGAAAGGCGGCACTGAAAAATTTGAAGACAAAGAGGTTCAGGCGACATTTGACATATTAACAAATCAAGAGCGCAGAACTTTATTTGGTGAGCTGAACGCAGCTCTGTCTAATAAGTTCAGCCTAGAGTCACAAGCCGAATCAGCAAAAGAAAAGCAAAGGATTAAAGAGTCGGATCAGCTGCAAGCTAGCTTTACAGTAGCGTTCCTCGACGGCGACAGAGATGAAATGGAGTCTATTCTCTTGGAGTTGAAGGACAAAGATCCCAAAGCTTGGGCGTCTAAGTCTGAGGTGGCAGCGACTACAGCGGGAGTTGATAAGCCACAAGTTGTTCGCAACTTAGAAGTCTTGTCGCTACGCAACCAGCTCACTCAAGGTGATGTCGATAGCGCTTTCAATGACGGCGACCTCAGCATTGCTTCATATAAAACCTTTATGTCAGACATCAAGGCGCAAGAAAACCAAGGTTACACCAAGGCAATAACTTTCTTAAAAGGTGCGCGTGGGCTGCCAGATCAACCACTATTCAACGCAGCCGGCGTTAACAGAATCGCACAGCAAGAAGTCGCCAAAATCCAGAATGAGCTAATTATTGCTATGGACGAAAACCCAGGCATTGATGCGCTTCAGTTTGTTCGAGAGGCAATCAAAGATTTAGAAGGAAGCGGTGATGACCTGGCAAACGATTCTTTGAGGCGCTCAGCAGAACAGCTTGGCGATGAGTTGAGGACGATATCTAGTTTGCAGAATCTATCTGCTCAAGAGCTGTTAGATGCAATCACTAATAACCCAGGCTTGTATCCAAATGAAGCTAGGCGCAAACAAGCAATAGACAAGCTTTTACCCTTACTGATACGAATCGAGGCGCAACAATGAGCAATACATTTGATGACGCGCTGACTCAAGGCTTCAACAGAATGTCATCTGGCTCTAATGAGTTTGACCTAAATGTTGGCGAAGACGGCATGACCACTTGGGTTCCGAGAGCTGTCGAGCCGACGAGAGCCGAGATCGCTGAGTCTCCCGAGGTTACATCCGTCGACCCAATGGTCGGAGCGACAGGTCGTCCAGATCCAAGCTATATGCTCGGCAGGGCAGAGCTGCCAGTGGAAGAGCAAAAGAAAATGTTTGAGCGCGAAGCGTTTCAAGCAGTAGGCGCTCCTTTAGGCTTTACGACATCAGTGCTTTTGACTTTGCCCGACTTGATTACCCTGCCCCCGTTGATTGCAGCGGGCATGATTACAGCAGAGGAAGGCAAGAAACTAGATAGCGTATTGAATATGCTCAAGTATGTTCCATCGGCTCAAGTCGGTGAGTTCTTAAAAGAGCAAGGCAAAGATCTAGGCTTTAGTGATGAGCAAGTCGAAGCGTTCGGCGAGGGCTATCTTGGCGGAGAGCTGTCATCGATTGTTGTCAATGCAATACCTGGGGCCAAGCAGCTGCTTAAAGGCGCTAAATGGCTCAAGGACTCAGCCGTGGATTACGCAGCCGGCGCGCCAGCGCGTGTGGCAGAGCGTGGTACTGGTACGACATTACGATCTGGGTTTGACCCAACAGAGCCAGTCGACGATGTGATTGTAGGCGTTCAAAAGTTGCTAGGGGAAACTCAGGATGACGCTTTCTATGTAGGCGTTCGGCAAAGTGATGAAGTTAAAACCGCAGCTCAAAACGAAGTCAAAACTATTGCTCAGGGCAAGGGAAACACCCGGCCAAAAGTTGATGATGTTGCAGATTACTTCAATAATCAGCACCAGCAGATCTATGGTAGAAAACTAAATCCAGATGATGACGCCGACTTTTCATTAGCGGTAAAAGACGCAGCAAATGAAATTAGATATCAACTTGGGCAAGGCACTTCAGGCAAGGGCTGGTATGACAATGATGTTAGACAGACCTTTGAGAACTTATCAAAGATCCCTGGTTTAGAGCGACTTGCTGACGATGAAAGTTTAAGGGTGTTGTGGACCGCTTTAGCGGCGCCAACATCTATTGGTCAGAAAGTAGATCCAGGAAACACCAAGGCGGCCACTGCTGCACTACTTGGTTATCTCAAAACAGGTTCTGTGCCATTTACTCCGCCAGCCCCAGGCGCCGTAACAGAAGGAATTAAGGGTGCTGGATGGGGAGCCAAGCAGCAATCGGTTGCTGCTGGCATGAAAGTAATTAAGTATCTGGTCGAAACAAAAGGAGTTGACGGGTTTGCCGATTGGTGGTTATCTCCGCATACTCTTAAAGAGCTAACAGATATACGGAAGGCAGCTGGCCTAAGCAGCGGACCAAGTGGAGTAGGTGGGGGTAAAGACAGCTTACACCTTGGGTCGATGATACTTGGCGACAAGACGGGCAAATACAGCTTGAATCTTAATGGGTATCAGGCGACTACAAAAGATTCTTGGTTTAGCCGCTCATACAATCGCCACTTTGGCAGCATGAAAAACCCGGATGGTGGGCTGGCGGAAGCGCCTAGAAATCTTCAGGAGCGCGCCCGCATGGAAGAGTTTGTCTCCAAGGTTATTGATGACTTAGGTGACGGAGATCTTTCAGAGCAAGATACTCAGGCCGTTCTGTGGTTCTTTGAGCAAAACTTATATACTGATCTTGGCGTACCTTCTCGACCAGGGTCTTTTTCAGTAGCATCGGAGAAAATACAAAATGAGTTACGACCAGGAGTTCGCGGAAGCGATGAAGTTGAAGCTGGAGTTGAACCGGCAAGCGAGGGACTCACAGACTTCAGAAGCGTCAAAGCCAAGCAGCGCACCGTCCGCTCAGGGCGCCGACCTGGACCCGAGGGAACAGGCGGTAGCCAAGACCTTGGAACGACATCCGGGCCTTACGCGCGAGCGAGTGCTGAAGGGGATGGAGGAGATGGGCTTTTAGTTCTTAATCCAGACCCTGTGTCAGCCCGTCAGTACGAAGCTGCCGGGTTATCTGTTCCAGTCGTCAAAGAAGTTCCAAAGACAGACGCTGTCACCTATAACCAGGAAATGACAGCTGCTATGGCTGGCCGCGCTGACGCGGCGCAAGTCGATATTAAATCTGCGAAAGAGTTATCTGAAGCAAGATTATTTAGGACCGAGAACGGCAGCGGATTTGCCATTAAACCTGATGGCGATATTGTGGCCGTCTTTGCATCAAAGTCAGAGCCTTCAGGCGGTGGTTACTCAATGCTCCAAGCCGCAGTTCAAGCCGGCGGCAAAAAGCTAGATGCATTTGACACATATCTTCCTGCGATTTACGAAACTGCTGGTTTTAGGCCGGTAGCAAGAGTTCGCTGGAATGACGAATACGCACCGCCTAATTGGAATAAAGCTGACTTTGCTGACTTCAATAATGGCGAGCCTGACGTTATCCTGTTTGTACATGATCCAAATTATTTTGGCGGCAAAGTAGATATTCCGTCATTTGATGATTTTGACGAGGCAGCTAAGATTCAAGATGCCGAGGTCCAGAAGATAGGGTCGAAATCTAATCAGACCCCAGGAGACACTCAGTGATCGAGCAAAAGATAAACGATAAAGTCGAAGACACGATCGTCGCCGCACTGGAGACGAAAGCGCTCAAGACTAATGAAGCAATTGATCCTGTCGTTGATCAAATGCAAGCCGAGGATGCCACTACTGAGGCGACCTATCAGCCCGATGCCTTAGCGCAAGAAGACGATGTCATTGCTAATCCAGAGCCTGTACAAGTTGCTGGCCTTGGGTCGGTAATCAAGTCTGGATTAGAGGCAGTCAAGGACAGGGCGCTAGAGGCTGAGAAGCGCGTCACAATGGATGCTGCTCCACCTCCACCGATTCAACAGGTTGGCCGGACAATTGTCGTGGCGCCAGCAGACCCAGATGAGCTAAAGCTAATCAATGAGCAGCTCGGCGGTGAATACGCGAAAGGATTAAACTTCCCCGCTATCTTTGAGGCTGGTGGTGAGTTTGATGCCGCTGACTATTTGGCAAAGTTTAAGGACGCAAACCAGGGGCTGTTTGAAAAGGCTCGGCGCGGAACGATCACCTTTGAGCAAATGATGGTCATGGCCCAAGAGCGCGGCTTAGACCAGGTTGTGTTTGATCTAGCAAAGCGACAGCCGGGCGATGTGTTACCACCAGAAGATTTCTTGGCGGGAATGTTGGCGTACAGCCAATTGATCAAGCAATCTCGATCAGCGTTTTCTGAAGCATTCAAAATGCCAACTGGCCCAGAGCGTGAGGCGGCAATGATGGCTGCTCTACAGATGGCGACGGTTAGTGGCCGAGTAGCAGAAAATCTATCTGGCACTGTCTCAGAGGCAGCGCGCACAGTGCAGCTAGCCGGAGAACTACAGCGCCGTGGAGTGCCATCAGTTATTGAAGAGCTGACCTTATTTGGCGCTAAGACCTCGCAAGATATTGAATATGTCGGACGCCATTACCTGGCGATCACAGACCCGTCTGCACAAGCGCGCTTTATTAAGAAAGCAGCAAACGCGAAGTCTATGGATGTGATCACGGAAGTCTGGATTAACGCAATCCTGACATCACCTGTGACGCACATGGTTAACATCGCCGGCAACGCGACCTACATGGCGATGAATGTGCTAGAGACTTTTGTCGCGTCTGGCTTTGGCAAGCTGCGCTCTACGGTCACGGGCAACAAGGACCGTGTCCGAGCTAGAGAAGGTCTGGCTCAGTTAGAGGGAATGCGAGCTGCTTTAGGCGACGCATTTATGATGGCCGGCAAAACAGCATTGACCGAAACCCCATCTGATCTTGCGTCGAAAATAGACGTCAGGACTCGCAGAGCAATCGGCACAACTGGCGATCCAAGAAAGATGTTTGACGATGGCGCCATTTCTGGAGCAGTCAATGCTTTTGGAATATACGCTAGGCTTGGCGGCAGGGCTTTACTTGCAGAAGATGAGTTCTTTAAGGCGATCGGTGGACGGGTCACTCTGTATCAAATTGCATCTATGCGCGCGTCTGATATGTACGAAATGACAATCAAGACTGGCGGCTCAGTAGAGGATGCTAAAAAGGCTTATGCCCTAGAGCGCGCCAACGTCATTAACAACCCTTCTGAAGACGTCAAGAGGTCTGTCGTTGAGGCGGCTAGAGACATGACGTTCCAGGGCGACTTGGATGGTTTCCTTGCTCAAATGCAGGGCGCTCTCAATCACCCGATAGCAAAACTGTTTGTGCCGTTCTTCAAGACTCCGGTCAACGTAATGAAGGCAACGCTAGAGCGCAGCCCAGCAATGCTTGTATACCCTGGCTTTTATAAGAAGCTAGCAGCCGGTGGCCGAGAAGCAGACGTTGCTGTAGCTAAAGCAGCAATGGGTTCCGCTATATTTGGATCGTTTGCGTATGCGGCCTTTGGCCTAGATGGCGAAGACCAATCAATACGAATCTTTGGAGCTGGTCCGTCTGATAAAGAGGCAAGGGCTGCAATGCGCCGCCAAGGGTTCCAGCCATACTCTATCAACATCAGGCAGGAAGACGGCAGCTACAAGTCAATCACATATTCTAGGTTTGACCCAATCTCTGGCGTATTAGCAATGGCTGCTGATTTTGCGTACTACGCTCAGTATGAAACAAATCAAGAGACTCTAGATGAGATGGCTATGGCCATGTCTGTTGGCCTGGCTGAATACTTAATTGAAATGCCACTGCTCCAAGGGCTTTCTGAAATCCAGTCAGCAATGCAACGTCCATCAGGTGCAGAAAAGTTTGATGCACTGTTTGGGCTTCTTGGGGAAAAGATGACAGAGGCGGCGCTGACACTAGCTCCAACTGTCAGCTCTTTTACAGCTGGTGTCACCAGGCAGATCGACACGCAAGCAAAGAACACCATGTTGCCATCCGAAGGATTCCTGGGCGAAGACGTTACAACGCTGCCAGCATTTGCCAGAGGATTCTATTCTGCATTGCAGAAAGCCAAAGCTCGAAACCCTTTCTTCAACAAGGATTTGCCGCCAAAGCTTAATGAGTGGGGCGAAGAGTTAACTGTAGGCACTGGCGTTTGGTGGGAGTTTTGGTCACCTGTTAGAATCAAAGACGCAAAGTTTAGCGTTGTCGACAAAGAGATGATGGATCTAGGCGACGGCATTAGCAGGACGCCTCAAAAGATTGACGGCGTACTACTCAATGCAGAGCAGTACAACAAGTGGATTCGCACCACAAACTCAATGGATCAGTTTGGACGCCTACCAGGGGACGACAATTATGACCCTGAAGGAACGGTCTTGATCCAAATAGAAAACATTATCAAGAGTCCTGAGTATGCCGAGCTTCCGACAAAAGCCGACAAGATGAAGGTCATTAGAAATATCCACAGCAACTACAGGTCAGCTGCTCGACAGTTGTTAATTCAAGATGACGCACAGCTGAGATTGAAAGTCAATTCAGTTCAGTGACGTTTTATGGTACAAAGAGATTACTTTAGCCGGAGATAGAAATGGCTGACTTTAACATTAACGCAGTAGCAAGAAAGGTTTCGTTTACTGGCGCTTCAGGCGTTGGTCCGTATGCCTTTTCGTTTGAAATTCTAGACGACGATGATGTTGCAGTTTATTTCAATGAGACGGTACTAACTAAGACAACAGACTACTCGGTCATCATCAACGCAAATGGCACCGGGTCAGTCACACTAGTCGTCAATATAGGCGGTAACGTCCCGGCAACTCCAGATTCTGACGACTTGGTCATCATTGTTGGCGCCAGGGATATTGAGCGTACTACTGACTTTGTGACGGCTGGTGATCTCAAGGCGTCAGCTCTGAACGAGCAGCTTGATGCGCTGACAATTATGGTGCAGCAAATCGCTGAAGAAACCGCCAGGTCAGTCAAGGCTCCGGTCTTTGATCCGACCGGAATCAACATGATCCTTCCGAAGAAGGCAGATCGCGTCAACGCATTCGTTGCTTTCGACGCAAACGGTGACATCTCAGCTGCTGTTCCTTCAGACGACGTGACGACCCTGGCAGAAGTTGCGACAGA